TCGGTCGGACGCCCCACCGCGCTGGCTGACACCGGTCTCGGCCGCTGAGATCGCGCGGGGCGACGGCGAGGAAGTCGCGGGCTTCATCGAGACGTTCTGCCGGATCACGAAGGACTCGATCGCCGGCTCGGCGGGGCTGCCGATCGTGCTGCGGAGCTGGCAGCGGCGGCTGGGCGGGCACGTCTATGCGCGGCGGCGGGATGGGAAGCTGCGGCACCGGCAGGCGCTGGTCGGGGTTGCTCGGAAGAACACGAAGTCGACGCTGGGGTCTGGGCTCGGGCTGCATGGGTTGATCACTGGTCCGGTCGGCGGCGAGGTGTACTCGTGCGCCGCGGACAAGGATCAGGCGCGGATCGTGTTCGGCACCGGCCGGCGCATGGTCGAGATGAACCCCGACCTTACCGATCTGGTCAAGGTGTACCGCGACGCCATTGAGTACGTGGAGACCGGCTCGGTGTGGCGGGTGCTGTCGGCGGAGGCCTTCACCAAGGAGGGCCTTAACCCAAGTCTCACTGTGTTCGACGAGGTCCACGCGCAGCCGAACCGTGAGTTGTGGGACGTGATGGCGCTGGCGATGGGCGCCCGCCCGGAGCCGCTGATGATCGGCATCACCACCGCCGGCGTCAAGTCGGACTCTTCCGGTCAGGACTCGCTGTGCTACTCGATGTACCAGTACGGCAAGCGTGTCGCGTCCGGCGAGATTGTCGACCCGTCGTTCTTCATGGCGTGGTGGGAGCCGCTCAACCCGGAGTCGGATCACCGCAACCGGTCGACGTGGCGAGAAGCCAACCCGGGGTTCGATGACCTGGTCGCGGCGGAGGACTTTGAGTCGGCGGTCCGCCGCACTCCGGAGCCGGAGTTCCGCACGAAACGCTGCAACCAGTGGGTGTCGGTGGCTTCGTCGTGGCTGCCGCATGGGGCGTGGGCGGCGAACGTCGAGCCGTACCCGATCGACGACCTCGCCGAGGTGGTCCTCGGGTTCGACGGGTCGTTCAACAACGACTCCACCGCGTTGGTCGCGGTGGAGTGCGGCGAGGTCCCGCACATCGATGTGGTCGAGTGTTGGGAGCGGCCGCCGGACGCGGATGATTCGTGGCGGGTGCCGGTCGCGGATGTCGAGCAGGCGATCCGGGATGCGTGCCGGCGGTGGCAGGTGCGGGAGGTCGTGTGCGACCCGGCGCGGTGGGCCCGTACCTACCAGGTGCTGGAGGCGGAGAACCTGCCGATCGTCGAGTACCCGCAGACTCCGCAGCGGATGGTGCCGGCGACGCAACGGTTCTACGAGGCGGTGTTGAACGGCGGGTTGACGCAGTCGGGGGATCCCCGGCTCGCCCGCCATGTTGACAACTGCACGCTCAAGGTGGATGCCCGCGGTGCGCGGATCGTGAAGGACGCGAAGGGCTCCCCCCGCAAGATCGACCTGGCGGTGGCGGCGGTGATGGCGTTCGACCGGGCCAGCCAAGCGGAGGACGGAACCCCCAACCTGTGGTGACGGAAGGCGACCCCCCGCCCTAGCTGGAGCCGCCCCCTCGCTCACCGGCGAAATAGATGCACACGGGCTAGGGCCACCTGCACAAGCCAGGTCGTGAGCTGGCTCGATCGTAGCGCGAGGGATTGAGCTTGCTGAACAACCTGATCGAGCTGCTCGGGTTCGCGCTGATCGCAACCTTCGCCTGGTTTGTGTGGCCGCCACTGGTCCTGCTGGTGGCGGGGCTGCTGCTGGTGCTGCTCGCGAATGTGCGCCCGGCGCGCGCCCGGCGAACCCAACCGGCTTCCCCCGAGCAGCGGCCGGTGGCCTGACCTGTTGGGGGGCTAGTGACATCTCCAGCCCCCGAGATCATCCAAGGCGACGCCCGCGCACTGCCGCTACTGGACGAGTCGGTCGACCTGATCGTCACGTCGCCGCCGTACTTCGGGTTGCGTGACTACCGCGCCAGCGGGCAGCTCGGTGCGGAGCCGACCCCGGCTGAGTTTATCGCCGCGCTGATCGAGTGCACCCGCGAGATGGCGCGGGTACTCAAACCATCCGGGTCGATCTTCGTTAACCTCGGTGACAAGTACGCGAGCGGCGGCGGGCTCAAGGCGCACTCGTCGCTTGCGGAGCCCAGCGGTCAGGTCCGTACCGCATCTCGAAGGGGTCGCCGTAGCCCGAACACGTTGGGCGTACCGGAGAAGTCGCTCATACTGCTCCCCGAGCGGTACCGCATCGCCGCCGTCGACGAGCTTGGACTCATCGCCCGCGCCGTCATCGTCTGGTCGAAGCCGAACGGCTTACCCGAGTCCGTCACCGACCGCGTCCGTCGCTCGCACGAGGACTGGGTGCACCTGACGAAGTCGCGGCGGTATTTCGCGGCCATCGACGAGATCCGCGAGCCGGTACAGCACCCAGGGCGCGGCATGACGTTCGACCAGCGCCGCGCAGAAGGCTTCATCGGGGGACGCGCGCAACGGGGCGCACGGGAGCGTGACCGCGTCGCAGGCGACAACAGCAAAGCCGCGCACCCGCTCGGCAAGCTCCCGGGCTCCGTGTGGACGATCCCTACGCAGGCGCTGCGCGTGCCCGCTGAGCTAGGTGTCGACCACTTCGCGGCGTTCCCGATGGAGTGGCCTCGCCGGCTTATCCGTGGTTGGTCGCCCGAGGGCGGGACAGTGCTGGACCCTTTCGGCGGCACTGGCACGGCCGCCCTCGTCGCGGTGATGAACGGGCGCCGAGGGATTTCAGTGGACCTGAACCCGGACTACTGCCGGCTCGCCGAGTGGCGCGCACAGGACCCCAAACAGCGAGCGAAGGCCGCGGGAGGGGGGCCCGCGTGACGCTGGTTAGGCGTGCCCTCTCCGCGTTGACCGGGGTTGAAACCCGTGCTGAAGGCGCGTTGGCGAACCCGTCGATGCCGCTTACGTCGTCGGCGTTGGTGGAGCTGTTCGCGCCGACGAATACTGCGTCGGGGATTTCGGTGCAGCCCGAGGGCGCGGAGCGCATCGCCGCGGTGTATCGGGCGTGGTCGCTGCTGGCCGGCACGATCGGGTCGCTGCCGCTGCAGTGCTTCAAGGGGGAGCCGCCCGGCGGGGAACGGTGGAACCAGGACCAGGCGGGACTGCTGCGCTACCCCGGGGGGCGAGACCCGGTCACCGGGAACCCGTACCCCGGGACACCGCCAGCGATGGTGTTCTACGAGACGCTGCTCGTGCACCTGCTGACCTGGGGCAACGCGTACATCGTCAAGATCCCCGCGGAGGTCGGTGGGGATCGCATCGTGATGCTGGACCTGGTCGCCCCGAACCACGTCGACCCCCGCTGGGTGCGCCGGTCGGCGAACAACCCGGCCGGGAAAGTTTTCTTCATCGTCGACCCGGCGACCGGTGAGGAGATGGTCGCCACCCCGAGCGACGTCATCCACATCCGCGCCATGGGCCACAACCTGTTGCAGGGCATCTCCCCGATCGGTGCTATCCGGCAGGCGCTCGGGCTGGCGGTGGCGGCGGAGGAGTACGGCGCCCGGCTGTTCGGCAGCGGGAACTTGATGGCCGGCATCCTGCAAACCGATCAACGGCTCTCCCCGGAGCAGGCGAACACGCTGAAAGAGCGGTGGCGGGCGAAGCTGCAGGGCTTGTCCACCGCCCACGACGTGGCGGTGCTGGACCTTGGCGCGAAGTGGCAGCCGATCGGCATCCCCCCCGAGGACTCCCAGTTCCTACAGACCAGGGAGTTCGCGGTCACCGAGGTTGCCCGCACCTACGGCATCCCGCCGCACATGCTCGGGCAGGTCACGACGTCGACGTCGTGGGGTACCGGCATCCAGCAGCAGAGCATCGGGTTCAACATCTACACGCTGCGGCCGTGGCTCTCCCGGGTCGAGCAAACCCTGTCGAACGAGCTGCTCCCCAGGGGCGTCAACTGTCGATTCAACGTCAGCGAGTTGCTGCGCGGCGACATGAAGGAAGAGATCGACGCGCACCAGACCGCGATCCTCTCCGGTCAGGAAACCCCGAACGAGGCGCGCGTCGCCCGCGGTCTGCCGAGCGTGTCCGGCGGCGACCAGCTGATGTTCCCGACGAACTACGCGTCCATGAAAGCCGTCGCGCAGACGCAGCCCGCGTCCGCGCTCCCCGCTTCCCAGCCGAAGCCAGATACCGCCCCACAGCAGGCGAACCCAGGAGGGCAAACCGATGCCGCAGCAAACGCCGAGTAACGGCCGCGAGCAGCGGCGGCTCACCCTCGACGACGTCCACGTCCGCAGCAAGGACGGCGGCGACCAGGTCAAGGTGCGCGGCCACGCCGCGGTGTGGGAGAAGCCGGCGTGGATCGGACCCCCGAAGTTCGGGTTCTCCGAGCGGTTCGAGAAGGGCGCCTTCCGCGAGTCGATCAACGGCGGGGCGGACGTCCGGTACCTGTTCAACCACGACCCGAACAAGGTGCTCGCCCGCACCAAGTCAGGGACGCTGACCCTCGGCGAAGACGCCTCCGGCCTGACCGTCGAGGCCGACCTCGCGCCCACCTCCGTCGGGCGGGACCTGGCGATCCTGATGGAACGCGGCGACGTCAACCAAATGAGCGTCGGGATGCAGGTGCTCGAGGACCGCTGGGATGAGATCGAAGGCGGCGACGGGAACCTGTACGAACGCCGCACGATCATCCGCGCGAAACTGTTTGATGTCAGCGCGGTCACCTACCCGGCGTACGAGGAGACCGACGCGGGGCTGCGGGACGCGCAGCACGCCCGCGAGCTCCGCGACGCCCGCGGGGTGGCGGTGGCGCGGAAGAACCCGCAGCCGGCGGTGCAGACCCCGCCGGACCCGCCCCGAGCGGCGCGGGTGGAGGTGCTGCCCGACGGGGACCTGCGGATCCACCGCCCCGACGGCACCACCGTCAACGTGTCCGGCGAGGTCATCGGCTCAAGCGTCGCGTTCGACGGGCGCAGCCTTGCCGGCGTCACGACTAACGAGGTCACCCCGGTCACCTTCACTGCGCCCGCGACTGGCGGCGTGACGTGGACCGGCGGCAACATCACCGTCCAGGACAACCGGGTCTCGCCCAACCCGGCGGCTGGCGCGATCACCGTGCCCAAGACGAACACCACCACGGGCGGCGCTCCGCCGCCCCCTCGGACTTCGCCGCCTAGCGGCGACGAGACGCCCACGAGCCCCGCCGCTGGCGGGGCTCAGTCGTCTCCGGGGCCGGCAACCGCCACCCCAACCCCAGAGGAGCTCCGGCAGGAAGTGCGCGAGGGCATCACCACCCTCACCGACTCCCAGCGGTCCATTTTCGAGCTGCTGCAGGAGCAC